CGGTGGATACCACGCTGATAATAACACGGCAGGCGGTGCTATTGCCTTGAACGCTCCTGCCGTTGTTGATGTTTTTGAGAACCACCTATTCTTATCTGGTCACGAAGGCACACGGGCAGCTATAGCCCACTCTGCGCCTAAAGATGCATATTTGTGGACTTCTGCTGCTGCTGCTGGGCAAATAGCTGCTGGCTTTGATGTTGTGCAAGTTAAACCCTTTCGAGATAATCTTTTCGTCTTTGGAACTAAATCTATCAAGAAAATCACGGTTGTTGGCACTGACTTTGTCCTGGAGGATGTGACCGGAAATGTTGGTTGTGTAGCACGGGACAGCGTGCAGGAAATTGCTGGAGATTTGCTATTCTTATCGCCATCTGGGTTACTCCCGGTTGCAGCCACTGACCGAATAGGTGACTTCAATATTGCTTCTGTCTCTCGGCCCATCCAATCCACGTTATTGGACATCATCGAAAACGAAGACCTCAATAGTCTCGACGGGGTTGTTGTGCGTTCCAAATCTCAGGTCCGTTATTTTGTTACTCCGACCGATAGCGATGGCATCTTATCAGCAGCCGAAAGCCCCGGCATAATCGGCGGGTTATCTGATGTCTCTGGCACAGTCGCCTGGGAGTTTGGCGAAACTCTTGGCATCCGAACATCCTGCACCACTAGCGATTATGTTGGTACAACTGAGGTAGTACTTTTCGGTGATCACGATGGATCAGTCTATCAAATGGAGAGCGGTGATAGCTTCGACGGTGATGATATCATATCCGTTTATGCCACTCCGTTTCTGGATTTTGGTGAAACAGAACAACGCAAGATTATGCGTAAAATAAACACATTTATAAGGGCAGAAGGCCCATTCGAGATGAACCTCGCCCTTGAGTACGATTGGGGGGACCAAGCCACGGCAGTGCCGTCCAACTATACGCAAGCATCCGCTGGAGCGCCTACAACCTACCGGGGTCGTAACGTCAATTACAACGGCACGAACATCGTCTACGGCGGAGTTGGTAAGCCTGTGATGGTGTCCGATGTGCAAGGCAGTGGCTTCTCAGTTCGGGCTACCTTTGTGACAATCGGGCAAACAAACCCACACTCAATTCAAGGCTTGGTGTTTGAATTTACACCCGCAGGCAGGAGATAAAAAATGGCAGGATATACACGACAATCTGCGGCATCGATAGTTAACGGCTCTGCCATAACTGCCCCTCCGCTTAATGCAGAATTTACTCAATTAGTTGCGGCACTGGCAGCATCCACAGGCCACAAGCACGATAACCAACCCGGCGAGGGTGGCTATGTTCCTCTGATTGCGGATGCCGATGCACTAAACAAAATAGTTGTTGATACTAGCAATAATAAACACAGTGTCTTTGTTGAAGTCAGCTCCAGCACCGTTCCGCAAATGCATTTTCAGGATGGCGCTATTATTCCTGAGACTGACAATGATATTGATCTAGGTTCATCCTCAGTCGAGTTTAAAGACTTATACATTGATGGCACGGCACATATCGACACATTGGATGTAGACGAAAATGCGGGTATCATAGGCAATCTAACAGTAACAGGTGTTTCTACATTTAACGGTAATACAGTTATTGGCAATGCTGCATCAGATACCGTAACTATAACTGCTGATGTCGCATCTGATCTTATACCTTCTGCCGACAACACCCATGACTTAGGAGGTAATGGCACGGAATGGAAAGATTTATGGATTGATGGTACTGCACACATTGATGTGTTGGAAGTAGATGAGTCAGCTACAGTAGGTACTACACTCACTGTAGCAGGAGTTACAGCCCTCAACGGTGGTCTGACCATGGACAGCAACAAGTTTACTGTTGCAAACACCAGTGGAAATACAGCTATAGCAGGAACACTAGCGGTAGCTGGTGCTACAACGCTTGCGGCCACCTCCTTTGGTGATGCTAATATTACTAACGTGGGTAATATTGCTCTTGATAGTATTACAGCAGATGGTTCAACTATTACAATCACTGGTAATACTACCTTTGCTGATGGAGCCTATGACTTTAACATTGCTTCCCATGACACTTCAAATGGCCTAAAACTTGGTGGCACACTAGTTACAGCAACCGCTGCAGAGCTTAACATCTTAGATGGTGTTACTGCTACCTTTGAAGAATTAAATCTGCTGGACGGTGTAACTGCTACTACAGATGAACTAAACATTATAGATGGTGTAACTGCAACAACTGCTGAACTAAACATCTTAGATGGTGTTACTGCTACCTTTGAAGAACTGAATAAACTAGACGGTGTGACCGCTACTACAGCAGAACTTAATTTGATAGATGGTGTCACGGCTACCACAGATGAAATCAACTATTTAGACGTAACTACGCTCGGTACATCTGAGGCATCTAAGGCTGTCACGGTAAATGCTAGTGGTGATCTTATTGTACCAGACAGTGACAAGTTTAACTTCGGTGCTGGTAGTGATATGGTCGTGTACCATGACGGTAGCAACTCATACATAACCAATAAAACAGGTGCATTGAAGCTTGCCACAGAGACATCTGGCATTGCGATAACTATTGGTCATGGTACATCTGAAGTTACTATCGGTGATAACCTTACCATAGCAGGCAATCTGACAGTCACAGGCACACAAACAGTTGTCGATACTGTTACGATGAACGCAGCTAATGCGATTGTATTTGAAGGCGCTACTGCTGACGAACACGAAACAACACTAACGATTGTTGATCCAACGGCAGATCGTACAATCAACTTGCCTAACCAAAGTGGGACTATTCCAGTATTAGCTGCTGCAAGTAATACCGCTATTACATCCACTCCTGCGGAGCTTAATATTTTAGATGGTGTATCTGCAACAACTGCTGATTTGAACCTACTGGATGGTGTAACCGCAACCACAGCAGAATTAAACATCATTGCTGGTGTTACAGCTACTACTGCTGAACTTAACATCATGGATGGTGGAACGTCAGCTTCCAGCACTTCACTAGCTGATGCTGATCGTGTCGTAGTTAATGACGCAGGCACGATGAAGCAAGTTGCTCTCACTGACTTCGAAACTTACATGGAAACGTCATTAGACACACTTGCAAATGTAACAACGGTTGGTGCTTTGAACGCTGGTTCTATTACGTCAGGCTTTGGTGCAATTGATAATGGTTCATCTGCAATCACGACTACAGGCACAGTTACGTTTGGTAGTCTCTCAGATGGTTCTATAACGGTTACAGCATTCGTCGATGAGGACGATATGTCGAGCAACTCGGCGACATTAGTGCCGACCCAGCAAAGCGTGAAAGCTTATGTCTCTACAATCGCTGGGCAATCGAATAACATAGTTGGGCTAACTGCATCTGCCGCAGAATTAAATATACTAGATAACGCCACCGTCACTACGGCAGAACTAAATATATTGGACGGGTCAGCTACTACCCAGGCTACAGTTACTCTGGCTGGCACAGACGGTGTTGTAATTAGCGATGCCGATGTAATGAAGCAGGCGCTGGTATCAGACTTTGATACATACATGGCATCAACCTCAAAGACGCTGACGAATAAGACACTAACAAGCCCCGTTCTAGACGGCACAATTGTCGTGAGTGACGGTTCAAACGATTTTAATATTGCAAGTCACGATGGCAGCAATGGTCTGAAGCTTGGTGGTACACTGGTCACTAGCTCCGCAGCTGAGTTAAACCTAATCGACGGCGGGACTTCCAGAGGAACGACTGCAATAGCATCAGGCGATGGCATACTTATAAATGACGCTGGTACAATGCGAATGACCAACGTCGATACAGTTTCAACCTACTTTGCGGGTCATAATGTTGGTGGTGCTAATATAGTAACCACAGGTGCTTTGGATACTGGATCAATTACTTCTGGCTTTGGTACTATTGATACAGGCGCTTCTGCTATAACAACCACGGGCCTTATCTCTGGTGGTTCTTTAGATATTGATAATGTTCTAATTAATGGGACAACTATCGGTCACACAGATGATACTGATCTTATTACTTTGGCAAATACTGCGGTTACTGTTGCAGGATCAACTAAGTCAATAACATACCAAGAGACATACATAGCTAAGTCTGCTGCATCTACAGTTACTTGTGACCTAGCGACAGGCCAACACTTCTCTGTGACCGTATCGGCTAATACTACATTCGCATTCACCAACCCACCTTCTAGTGGAACTTCCTACTCGTTCACACTTATTGTCACTCAGCACAGTACTGCCGTGACACTGGGATGGCCTAACACAGTCGATTGGGCAGGTGGTGCAGCCCCAGCTATTGCAGGTAATAACGAAGTGCAAGCCTATGGTTTCGTGACCAGAGATGGCGGAACAACTTACTATGGTTTCCTTGGAGGAACAGCAATTGCGTAACGCATTCGAGAAAGTATTTATGGGCGCTGCTGGCAGTGCTGGCGGTGGCGGCGGTCTGGATGTTGATGAAGTTTTCAGCACGCAATTATATAGCGGGAGCAGTGCTAACAGAAATATCGTTAATGGCATTGACCTTGACGGCGAAGGTGGAATGATTTGGACTAAAGTTAGAACAGCTAATTTCAATCATGTTATTACTGATACAGAGCAAGGATTAAGCCCTTATTTAGTAACACATGCCACTAGTAAACCCGATAATGGCGGCTCCGATACCGTGACCTCATTTAATAGTAATGGTTATTCGTTAGGTGCAGACGGACAATGGTACTGGAATAAGTCTGGTTATAACTACGCCTCGTGGACATGGAGAAAAGCCCCTAAGTTTTTCGATGTGGTGACATATACTGGTTCGGGTTCTGCTAAAACCGTGGCCCATTCTTTAGATTCTGTTCCTGGCATGATTATTATTAAAAATATAAGTATCGCTGGTGATTCGTGGGCTGTTTATCACAGAGCAAATACAGCTGCTCCACAAACAGATTATTTAGTCTTAAATACTACTGCTGCTACTGTAGACAGTGCTGCTTGGTGGAACGACACGGCTCCGACTTCAAGTGTTTTTACAGTAGGCACAGACCACGCAGTTAATGCTAATAACGAAAACTACGTCGCCTACGTATTCGCCCACAACGACAGTGGTGACGGTGAGTTCGGCCCTGATAGTGACCAAGATATTATCAAGTGCGGGAGTTTTACGACTAATTCGGCTGGTATAGCAGACGTAACGCTGAATTTTGAGCCTCAGTGGGTGATGATAAAGGCTACTACGGCAGCAGGTCCATGGCGTATTTTGGATAGCATGAGAGGTCTTACTGTTGATAATAATGACGTAGAGGTATATGCTAACTCCGCCTCTGCGGAAGCAGCGGGAGGAGTGCTTGACCCGTCTTCCACAGGTTTTTCCTCTACTGGCATCGGCGGCTCTACAACCTACATCTACATGGCAATCCGCCGTGGCTCTCTGTTTCCACCTGAGGCTGCGACTGAGGTATTTGATGTAAAAACTAAAGTTGCTGGACCGCCTGCTTATGTTGCCACGATGCCACAAGTAGACTTTGCTTTGTCTAGGGTCGCTATAACGTCGGCAGGTGATACCTTCGCTAGCACACGAGGTGCTGGATTTTCTATGAAGATTAACGAAGAAGATGCTGAACCCAGTAGTGTTGTTAGTGGTTTTGAACTAGACCACAGTTTTGGTATTGGAGATGCCTCTAGTGCAAGTTCAACTACGTTTTCTTGGATGTGGAAAAGAGCGCCGGGTTTTTTTGATACGGGATTTTACAAAGGTAATAGTACAGCACGTACTCTGCCCCATCAACTTGGGGTTGTACCAGAGATGTTTTGGGTAAAATGTAGGAGTGGTGCAACAAATTGGTTTGCGTGGCACAAGGATACCGCAAACAACGCAGCTCATACTATTAATTCTAATGCTGGATTTTTGGAAAATAATGGATACTTTAATAACACTGCGCCTACGTCTAGTGTAATTAATATAGGTAATAACGGTGATGTAAACTATAATAACTTAACGTTTGTTTTCTACTGTTTTGCATCCCTAGAGGGTATTTCCAAAGTAGGTTCGTACACTGGCACTGGCAGTTCATTTAATGTTGACTGTGGTTTTACATCAGGGGCTAGGTGGGTTATGATTAAAGATAGCCGTGGTGGACCTACATTCCATTTTGACACTGTGAGGGGTATTACGTCAGGAGCTAATGACAATAGGCTAACTCTCGACGATACCTCTGCTAAGTTTACTAGTTACGATTATATAAATGCAAATTCAAATGGTTTTAATACTGGGACCATTAGTACAATAAACTCTAATGGGGTAAAATATCTCTTCTACGCAATAGCATAATCAAACCCACTTGAAAGGATCAATCTTATGGGCGAATACAGACACACAGAAACAGGCGAAGTTAAAACGCAGGGCGAATGGCGTGGGCTAAACAAGAACATATCTATGCCTCGCACATGGAATGTTAATGTACTTTCAGCACTTAGCTTAGAGGCTGTACTTGCAAGCCCTGCAGCTACAACTAGCCAGTATCAAACATCAGTACGTGATGGGGTTGAGCAAGATGCCAACAACAACTGGGTTGAGAAGTATGTAGCTCAAGATATGTTTGCCGATACAACTGACGAGGATGGTGTAACAACCACCAAAGCTGAGCATGAGGCTGCATATCAAGCGGGTCTTGATGCAGATACTGCTAGTGGTGTTCGCACTAAA